GCGCTAACCCTGACCCCACTCAGAATTTTCTCCAGCAACTCGCACCTCAGGATACACACCAAGGTCGAGTCACCCCCGCAGACGCTTCAGTGTTATTCAAAGAATCTCCTCATTTCTTTGAGTGCGTCTACCTGTTGAACATTTGACAGCTGTCCTCCTTCTTTAGCTATCACTGTTCTAGTATCGCCCAGGCCCTCCACTACACCCTCAAAGTGGTTGCCTGACCTATATATTGCTATACCATTCTCCTTCACATCCCCATAGTCCGTTACTCTCACACCCTTTTCTGGTATATTATCATACAGCCTAAGCCCGATCCCTATCTCGTTCAGACCCTGTGCTATTGTTTGTGCATCGTGGAAAGTTTGCCCATTGAACTGGCCGTCAAAATTGTCGAATACCAATTTCTCTTCACCCATTCTAAGCATGCCTGCCTCCTTCATGCTTGCAACAACTGCATGTATACCACACTTGCCATCACCAGGAACAGGTATTGTTTTGAAGCTCGTCTCTCCCTCTCTCACCTCTGGCAGCGATCCTCCTGACAACTTAACTTTGGGTGTGTGGACCACAGACCTTGTCTTGCTCATCTTGCTGAACAGATCTCCAGCTCCATTGCTTGTTGGCTCTATTAACTTGCCAGTGGTCATCCTCTGAATCTCCTCGTCCACATTGTCAGACTTTTGTTTCTGCATCAGAGACTCAGCGATTCCTTCAGTCTTCGACTCCTTGGTCTCTGAATAATGCCATTCTCCAGCCGTTGACATTATCACCGAACACCTGGTCCCATCTATAGTTGACCTGAACAGCTCAGTTGCTGCGTTCTCCAGCCAGTCCTCTCTTCCTTCATAATCCTCTTCCAGGGTGTAGGACAAATTGGTGAATTTGTACCCCCCTATTGCTGACCTCAGAAATTTCCTCTCATTAGTTGACACTGCCACTTCCTTCATTCCGTAAGAATTTACAAATATCTTGGGCCGCTGTCGCCTAACTCCCATTGCCCAAGAGAAAGCTGCTGCATACCGTAGCCTTTCATCTTTCATCTTCCTTGCTCCTTCACCTATGTCGGTGTGTTCTGCTAGACCTGCTCCTGTTATTCCTTTATATCCCCGTATTGCGCCCCAGGCGTTGTCTACGTGGAACATGTGCGCGATCTCATAGCACAGTTGTGGCATTTCTACGTCATTTCCTCCTCTTATTTCATCTGTCAACTTAACTATGTATGGCTTCCATGTGAGAGTTGGGCTCCACTTGTACTCAATTGCGCCTATGCCTTCCCACGCCAACATCAGCTCATTCTTTGTTGCATCTTTTGTGGAAAGGCCATACTCTCTAAGTAGCCCATTGTATTGTCCACTTGCCCTCGCACCTCCACTGCACATCATGTCTCCCAGTCCGCCCAAATTCTCTATAAGCATGGACGCTGCGACTTCATAGCACCTACCTAGCAGTACGTCCGCGACAAGTCCCACGCTAGAGCACATGTAAGCAGGGTATGTTGCACAGACTTTCTTGTGCACTGTGCCTCCTCCAAGGCACCTTGAGTAGCATGTGCTAAGTGGCACGCCACTGGAGTACTTCCTATCGTCTGATGACCTGTAAACATCTCTTATGTGTGCCATCCGTCCTCTCATCAATTTGAAGGCTGTGAACATGTCCTCCACTGCGTCCAGCTTACATGCAATACTGGTCATCAACCTGTAAAACTCCAGTGGAGTTGGAATTCTACCCTGTGCCCTAGGTATCTCACGGCTACTTGTTATGGCCAACCTGTCTGCCTCCATGTTGCATGTATTGTATATGTTATCTTCGCAGTACTTGACTGTCGGATACTCTTGGCACATCATGTCCAGAGATTCTAGCTCCTCAGCTGAGAATCCATCTGCGTCCACAACTATTCTAGCTGCGCCAACCAGTCCCATCCTATGATCATTACTCTTGTTTGGATAGAAGTTGTCTCTCTTTGCCGTTGCTCTTCTTATGGTGCGTCTGAATACAACCGACGTGTTCAAGTCCATCATTATCAGATATCCCTTCATGAACACGTGTGTCATGTCCGTTTTCTGCGCTAGCATATGTGTGAGCAGTGTTCTTGTAAAACCGCTTGACTCTGTCGAGTTCAAATGCGGGAATTGTGCCGATATCCTGCCCATTACTCCTTTGTCCCTGTCTGCCTTTATCCCTTTGTGCCAAGGATACATTATGCTGCCGTGCTCATATTCCAATTTCCAGTCTCCATACACTCGGAAAGGATCTATTTTCTTGACAGCTGTGTGCGTTAGATCAGTGACACCCCCGTGCTCACTCACCGCCTTGGCCAGTGTTGTCATGCCAATCTCAAGTATGTCGACCTTACCCTCTGACTTCTTAACTGTGAAATTGTCAGGCATGCTTATTCCTGCAAGGATATTTTTCTCAACCAACCCCAACGACTTGAATTCTTCAAACTCACAATCAACATGTTCCATCTCATCAACTGCACTTTCGCTCATGCTCTTACCCCTAAAGAACTTCCCCTTCGCTGCATCGCCCATAAGATCATACACAGTCTTGAACTGGGCCATCTTCAGAGTTGTTTTACGTGGCAACTTCACTAGGATAAAACGGATTGATAACTTCCAATTTTATCA